AAACTTCACCAACGCTGGCATATTCGACAACACAGGCAAGAACAACCTAGAGACAGTCGGCAATGCTCAGATAGATACGACCACTAAGAAGTACGGTACTGGGTCTATGGAGTTTGATGGGACTGGGGATTATTTGGTTGTTCCTAATTCTGTAGACAACCAACTTGGTACAGGGCCGTTCACGATAGAGGCATGGATATATCCAGACTCTACTAATAACAAAGGTATTGTTCAAAAAGGAACGGGGGCAACTGATGGGTGGTTGTTTTGGTTAAATGCCGATAAATTAGAGTTTGCGTATAACGCAAGCGATTTTATTAGGTCGTCTGCTTCTGTTTCAACTGGTGTATGGACTCATGTTGCTGTAGTGCGAGAAGGCACAGGATCAAACCAAACTAAACTTTACATAAATGGTGTAAATGACGGAATTGGAACGGTAAGTAGTAACTTTAATCAAACGGTTGTTTTGCGAGTTGGAACAGATAGAGGAAATAATGCTTCTTCTCATTGGGATGGCTTCATAGACGACCTCCGTATTACCAAGGGCGTGGCCCGTTACACCACAACATTTACACCACCTACTGCGGCTTTCCCTGACTTATAAGGACTAATCATGCAAATCTACTTTAACGGCAAAGTAAGCCACTACAAAGACGCATTTCCTAATACATCCTTCCCCGCCTCTGGGCCTTCTGATTCGTTCCTAGCCTCTCATGGTGCGGTTAAGGTTTCATTGTTCAGAGAACACAACAGAGCCACGCAGAAACTTGTGCCTTGTGATCCTGTAGTAGAAAACGGCTTTGCCTTTATTGTCTCTGTGGCTGATAAAACCGCAGAAGAAATTGCGGCTGATGTTGCAAGCAAGTCGGCACAGGTTCGTGCGGCTCGTGACAGGGCTTTAGAGGCTTGTGACTGGCGTGTGATTCGTGCGGCTGAGACAGGCGTGGCGATGGATCAGGAATGGGCAACATACCGACAGGCATTGCGTGATCTGCCTAGTGCCGAGGGCTTTCCTGATGTGAGCCTGCCGCATGACCCTGATTATGTGCCAATGGAAGGAGTAATCTAATGGGAATTAACGCCTTTACAGCCCTTGGCAAGACGGTAAAGCTGGTTGCCGATACAACGGCTCCTACGCCCGTTCAGGTGCCTTCTACGACCCTTGGTGGAAACCAGTACAGGGTAATTAACCTATCAAGCAATACGGCCTGTTGGCTGGCTTATGCTCAAGCCTCAGCCGATGCTGCGACCAACTGCGTAATCCCCACTGGGAGTGGCGCAAACAGCACTGCAGTGCTTACACTATTACCTCAAACAGACGAGATTTTATCGTTTGTTCCTAATGCTTACTTCACGGCGATTACAAGCTCTGGCACTGCCGACTTGTACATCACGCCGGGTGACGGTTTGTAGGAGAACATCATGCTTAAGGCGCTTGGGGGCTTTGCAGTAACAGGTGGTGGCGGCGTAGGCGCTGTTACCTACAAAGGCACATGGGATGCGAGTACCAATACGCCTACCTTAGCGTCTGGAACGGGCACGCAAGGCGACTATTATGTTGTCAATGTTGCTGGAAGCACGAATCTTGACGGCATTACCAATTGGGAGATTGGCGACTGGGCAATTTTCAACGGCAGTGTGTGGGAAAAGGTCGATAACACCGACTCGGTAAGCTCTGTAAACGGGCAGGTGGGCACGGTTGTACTGACTGCTGCCAATGTCAATGCTGCCGCAAGCAATGTATATGTGACCGCAGGCACAGGATTGGGCGGTGGTGGCAACCTAGAGGCCAACGTCAACGTATTTCTTGCCAATACTGCCGTATCGCCTGACGACTACGGTGGTGCAAACACGGTAGCCACGTTTACCGTAGACCAGCAGGGCAGGCTTACAGCCGCTTCTAACGTCACAATTTCTATTACCACGGCTGAAGTCTCTGGCCTTGGCACCATAGCTACACAGGATGCCAGCAACGTCAACATTACGGGTGGCGTTATTGAAGTTGCAAACCTTACGGCTGCCAATGTCACGGTAACGGCTAACGTCTTTGCTAACCTTGCTACTGCCGCAACAGCTACCTTTGCCACGGACGAGCTTCCGTTGGTGCCAGAAGGCTACGTTTCCATTGTGATTAACGGTACAACCAAAAAAGTCCCTTACTACGGAGTGTGATGTGGCCTTACAAGATCTTCTTAATCTTATTGGTGGCATTGGTTTAACGGCATTGGGCTGGTTTGCCCGTGAGTTATGGACTGCCGTTAAGGAGCTTAAAACCGATCTTGCTAAGTTGCGAGAAGAGTTGCCCAAGACTTACGCCCAAAGAGATGACGTAAAAGATGACTTTAAAGAAGTCAAACAGATGCTTACGGACATTTATCAAGAGCTAAGGAAAAAGGCAGACAAATGAGTGGGTACAACATGGATACCTTGTCTCAAGTCCGTTTTGGCGACCCAGACGGACTTAATGAGTTTCTCTTTGAAAACGGTATCCAGCACCAGTCCTTTGCCGAGCGTTTGCAAGACCTTGGTTTTCAGGTGCCACGTTTCCCCTTAATTGATGCTGACGTGGAAGACTTAGACGATTGGCTTGCCATTCATCAAATTGAGCATCAATCGTTTGCCACGATCCTTGATTTAGACAACCCGTTTAATCTTCTTGATAGCGATTGGAACCAAGAGGATGACTTTTATGACTGGATTCAGCAGCACTTGCTAATCCATGAGCAGATTGCTCGACGCTTAGGAGCCTAGTATGGCGATTCAGAACCTTAGTTTTGCCGACCTTTTAGCATCAGCAAACCGGGCGGCAAGCTCGCCTGTTCTAAATATGGGGCCGTTTCCACCATCGCAACAACCTGCTGTTGTTTCGCCACGAACACCTATGGCGGTAGAAACAATTACGTTGCCTACCACGCCTGTTAATCAAATGCCGTTTGAAGATTTGATGCAGGCAACGGTAGAGCTTCCGCAAAACGTGCCTACTGTGGCACCCGAAGCACCTGCTGCCCCTGCTAGCCGTGAAGAAAGAACTGCAAATCTTACAGATGAACTAAAACGCATGTATGGGATTGTGGTTGAAACCAGCCCAACAGCACGCTACGGCGGTAGGCAAAGCGACTTAGACAAGATACACACGGAAACAGCCAAGAAGCTAGCCCAAAAGGGTGTGGACAACCTTGCACAGCTTACCGAAACAACGGATGACCGTGGCCGCAGGTTTGTGGTTAACCGAGACACGGGCGAAAGCCTTTTCGAGATTAAAAAAGATCGAGACACGGGTGCCGATAAGTGGAGCGATATTCTTGGTGGCGTTAAAGACGGTGCCAACCTTTCAATCTATTTTGACAGCACAGGCCGAGCCGTTCTTTTCCCCGTCCATGAAAAAACTAAAAGCATTGGCCAACAATTATTAGGTCGTGATTTAGCGGCTTTTATTGAGCCGGTTGCTACGATTGTCGGCGCTTATTACGGCGGCCCTGCTGGTGCCGCCATAGGAAGTTCTTTAGGTCAATTGGCTACTACAGGAAAAATTGAGCCTGAAAAAGTGGCTATGGCCGCAGCTACAACTTACATAAGTAGCGAGATTGCTAGTGCAGACTACGCAACCAAGATTGGTAACTCCGTACTTCCTGAGCAATTAGCAAACACTGCCGCCGCTAAAATTACTGGAAATGCAATTGTTAACTCTGGCGTTAGTGGTTTGATTGCAGGCGTTACTGGCGGCAATGTTGAACAGTCCATGATTACTGGCTTTGTCGTTGGCGGTGCTATTGCAAGTGCCCCCGACATTGCCAATACGCTTATGGGTGGCGAAGCTAACGTGCAGGCAATTGCCGATATGACTGGCTTAGAACTACGTCAAGCCCAAGACATTATTGCTAGCTCTATTGCGGATGGTATTGTTGCTGACGCTCAAAACCGTGATGGCTTTGGTTCAGCCCTCGGTGCTAGCCTTGTTGCCCGTGGTTTAGGTACGGCTGCCGCTAACAAAGCTAAAGACTTTGTTGAGGCAAATATCACACAAAACCCACGAGCCTTGGCCACAGTTTTCAATGGAGTTAAAGGCGTTGCTCAAGTTGCTACGGACGCTGCTGTCAGAGGTCAAGACGTGGGTGATGCACTCAAGGCGGCTGGCCCCGGCATTGTTATACAAGCCGGTTTAAGCGGTTTGGGGCAAGAACCTGAGCCAGATCGAAGGGCTGAGACAGATCGTTTGCAGGTAGCTGGCGCTGATGAAATAGGTTTTTCCGACACGCTTGAGTTGTTTGACCGTCTAAAAGCAGAGGCGTTGCCTAGCGAAAATGTTGTCGATACTCAGACTGCCGATGTTGATGGCGTTACCGAAACTCGTAAATTAGTTGAGGGTGTGCGTTTTGACGGTATGCCCTATGAATATTTTATCGTTACAGACAACCTTGGCAATATTTTCTACGAATACCAGCCCGAGCCATTTACAAGCGTAGTAAGCCGTGAGCGCCCTGACATGCGTGGTCAGTCAGGCAGTTTTGGCATACCGCAGGCATTTCTTAGCGAGTACAACGCACTTATTGATTTGCGAGAGTTTGGTGGACAAGAAGGAACTAAACGTGCAGTCATTGGCGGTGGCGGTTATGGCACAGGTTCCTCGGCAGAGTTTATATTTATTGGCAGGGACGGTAATAACAACGAAGTTTATAAAGTTAACGGCGAGCCATTCGCTGTTATTGTGCTTCCGAACAAAGCTCAAACTAAATTGCTTGCCTCAAAAATAACAAACAAGGTGTATACGGTGGATTTACAGATGCCACCCGTCACATCGCCAGACGTTACGCCAGAACTCAAGCTCACACCAAAACCTATTGAGCAAGTCAAAGCTGATCTTGTAAAGCCACAACCCGTTCGATTGGAGCCGGGGCCACGAGCAGAGGGTGCAGAGGGCGCTTCAGGTGCAGAAGGCGCTGCTGGTACCCCCGGCGGTGCTACACCGGGTGATATTCAAGAGGCTTTGCGTGCCGAACTAGGAAGACTTGAGAAAAACCTACAAGATGCCCAAAAAGAGTACGAACAAACCCAAGTAAACCTTGCTAGGGCACGAGAACAGCAAGAAAGACTGCGTGCCCCCAACCTTGTAGCCGCTATTGGGCCTGATTTGCAGTCTGCTTTAGAGCAAGAATTAGCCGGTTTAGAGCGTGCCGAACGAGAGTCTCGTGAGCAAATTGAATCCCTCGGAACCCAAGTAGGTGCAATTGGTGCGCTGCAACAAGAAGAAGGACAAGAAGGTGGTCGTCCGAGTAGCGAAGTTATTGGCGACCTTATCCGTGGTGGCTTTGGTGAGGGATTACCAAGCCGTGAGGGTGCTGGCACTGGCGGTGTAGGCGGTGGCGAAGGCCCGGGAGCCGGTGAAGAGGGTGCCGGGCCGGGAGCCGGTACTGAGGGTTTTGGCCCCGGTGCGGGTGAACAAGGAACTGGCCCCGGTGGAGGTGGTGAAGGGGGCGCTGGCGGCGGGGAAGAAGGCACGCCGTTACGCCCTGTTGCGATATTTGATTCCCCCGATACTAGACCTGTTGCACCCTTTGCAAGTAGAGTGACAGGTGAGGCATTAGCGGGTATTCTAGGGGCTAAAGAACCGCTGTTTGGCGGTGATCCAGACGAACAAAGGGCCGTTTGGAACCGCCGTTCATTGCGATTGCGAAGGGCGTTAGGCTTATGAAAACTTTAACCGGCATGGGCGGTACTGGAAGCGCCCGAGAACTCGCAGAAATGCTGCGTCAAATGGGCCGTGGCCCAGACACTATGTTGGCTCATATTACACCAGAAGAAGCGCAAATGCTTCTTGAGTCGGGTGGCAGTGGCCGAATCAACCCCATGACAGGTTTGCCAGAGTTTCAGCCTGAAGACTTTACGGGTGCGGATTACGGCTTCGAAATGAACCAAGAGCCGATTGATTACTCGCAACTCGATATTGGTTTTGGCCCCGGCCAATTCACACCTGAGACACAGGCTGCTGACATACAAGGCATGGCTCCCGACCAGTTTGAGCGATTTACAGCCCAACAACCTATGTTTACGGGCCAAGGCAGTTTAGCTCCGACAAACTTTCAGCCATTTGGCGCTGGCCCCCAAGCCTTTGCTGACAGTTTTCAACCTATTCAGACACAATCGCCTGCCGAAACTATGCGTTTGCAAGAGTACGCACAAGGCTTACGTACGCCACAGGAAGTGCAGCCTAGTATTCTTGATCGGCTTACTAGAAGCGCAGGCGAGGGTTTGCAAGGATTAGAAACCCGCTACCGTGATTTTTCTAGTCAATACCCCATGCTTTCTCGATTGCTTACGACTGGCGCAACAAGCCTACCAGCCGTTTTAGCTGCTAGAAGTGCAAGGCAAGAAGGTAGGGCAGCCGCAGATGAATTGCGTCGCCTTGGCCAACCGTTGCGTGAGCAAGGTGAGGCATTGCGCCAACAGGCCCTTACAGGTGGCCTTACGCCTCAACAGGCACGTCAAGAAGAGGCACGCAGGGCTTCTATGCGTCAGGCGGCCTCTACCCGTGGTGCAACCAGTGGCACACAGCAGGGCATGATTGAGAACACCCTAGCAAGAGAGCGTGCAGGCATTGCCGAAACCAATCTCAACAACGCCATTCGCCAGTTGAACTTGGCTAATGCTTACGATGAAGCAGCTATTCGTGCCAAGTTGCAAACGGATACACAGTCTGCACAGATACTTGCAAGCATTATGGGTGACTTGGTAAGAACAGCGGCAGGTCAGCCAAGGGGCGGTGGTGGGCAGCCGCAGCCTGAAATGCAGTCTGGTATGCCGCAAGAACCCGTAACCCGACGCCCCGAGGTGCGATAAATGGCTGAGTTAGCAAGCACACTCAATCGCCCTGTTGACCCACTCAATTTGGTAGGTCAGGTTTCAAAAGAGGCTAGCCCACGTCGCCGTGCCTCTATGGTGCGTGAAGCGCAACCTGAGATGTTGCGTCAAGAATCGGAGGCTGCACGCCAAAAGTCTGAAGCAGAACGTGGCGCAAAACGCCAACAAGTTGAAGAAGAGGCCCGAGTAGAAGAAGGTTATGCCGCTGGCATGGGCAGGGCAAGACAAGAGTTGCAAGGCGTTATGGAGCAGGCTCCGCAACGTCGAGTCGAAGAATTTGATCCCGATGCTGGCATTGAGTTGGCTGGATTGGTGGCACTATTAGGCGCTTTTGCTGGCTCATTTAGTGGTCAGGCTGCGCTTCAGTCGATGAAGGGCATTACTGAGGGCTACCGTGCAGGCAAACAAGACTTGTATGAGCGATCAGTCAAAGAGTTTGAGTCTGAGTTACAGGCTTACAAAGACAAAGTAGCAAACGCTAAAAGCGTTTACGACATGGCCATGAAAGAAGAGTCTGCAAAGCGTGGTGCTGGTATAGCACGTCTTAAGGCTTTTGCTCCCGAGCTTTCCGATAGTGTGGCTGCTGCTCACTTGAAGGCTAATGACCTAAGAAGCTACGGTAATGCCTTAAATGAAATGGCAAAACTTGGCGAACAGATGGAGCTTAAGGCGTTTGAGGCTGGAATCAAACCCAAATCTTTAGCACCACGCCTTACAACCATTGAGGGCACCGACGAAAACGGCAAGCCAACGCCACTTGTGGTTGATGTAAATGCTCAAGGTTTTAATCCAGCCAATGCAACAATTGGTGCCCCCGGCGTTATTGGCAAGGCACCACCTAAAGCAGCGCAAGCAGGTGTGCGAGAGCGTAGCTTTGCTTTGCGTACCTTTACTGCATTGCGTGGCGTGGTTCAAGACTTTAAGAACCTTCTTGATTCGCCTGAAACAGCCGCTATGCCAGCCCTGTCTGGAATTATTGCGTCTGATCCGACCACGATTACTGGCAGTCTTATTGCACTAGCTGCACGAGACATGACGTCAGAGGACGAGCGTGCCTTCCAACAGCTTAGTGAGCAGATTGCTGCATCACTTGCCCGAATCGAAGCGCAAGGCTTGGCAAGTGGAACGACGCAAGCCAATATTCGATCATTCGATGCTTTGCGTCCCAAAGCAGGCGACAAGGCGATTAACATGGCGCTCTACCTTGCACGCCTTAAACAAGAGATTGACATTGGCCTTGAGGTTTTTGAGACAAATACGGGTGCTAATGACGCACAAATGCAAATTATTGAGCGCCTTAAAAACGAAGTGGACAACATTCTGCCTTACACGGTTGATGATGTTCTTAAACTTCTTCCCGGTGGACAGCGAAGCCTTAGTCAGTCTACGCAAGCATTGCTACGGCAGCCTGCTTTGTTTGGCACGATTGTTGACAATGAGCCAGCGCAAACTATGTCTCAAGAACAACAAGAAGCCTTGAACTGGGCTAACAGCAACCCTAATGACCCACGGGCAGCGCAAATCAAACAGCGTTTAGGAGTTCAATGAGATGGCTTTTGACCCCGATGCTTTTTTAGGTACTACAGAGCCTAAGCGCAAAGAGTTTGATCCAGACGCCTTTCTTCAAGGCGAGGTGCCACGCCCTGCACAGCCACAGCCCGAGCCTGCACAACCACGCAAGGCGTTTACTGAACGGTTGAAAGATATAGGCCGGGAGACTGGTTTTGGAGCCGTAGCAGGTGTTTTTGCGCCAGAAATTATGACTGCCGCAAGTTTGGTTCCAACTCCCTTATCGCCATTTCTGGCCGCTGGTGGACAGCTTCTTAAAGGGCAACGATTAGCTAGTGCTGGTTATGGTGCCCTTGGTGGCGCTCTTGGTGAGACTGGTGGGCAAATTGCAGAAGCAAAAGGAGCAACTCCGGGTGAAGCCGAAGTAACTCGATTCCTTGCTGGCACGTTTGGCCCGGGAGCAGTGCAAGGTTTAGGGCGAGCTGGCGGCACAGTCATTGCCCGTGGTCTTGGCGCTATGGGCGTCCCGGGAATGTCTCGCATGGCCACCATTGGTCAGATGATGGAGCGTGAAGCGGGGCAGCCCGGTTCATTAACTGCCGAGCAACGTGCCTTTATTCAAGGCAAGATTGATGAAATTCGTAGGGGCAAAGACGCTCTTACAGCGCAAAAAGAAGTGGCCGACATGCTTGCCCGTGGCGCTCAAACCCGAGTGTCGCAGGCTGAAACGCAGGCCGCTGCACTAGAGCGACAGGCTCAAGATTTGATTTCGCAGGCACAAGCCCGTGCGGGACAGTTGGACGTAACCAGCCAACAACGTGTTGCTGCACTGCAAAGCCAGTTTGAAAACGCCGCCATGCGATTGCAAGAAGATGCGGCAAGCAGGGCACAGGCTGCTGTTGTTGCTGGCCGAGAGCGTGCCAATCAGATCATGCAACAGGTGCAGAACCAATCGCCTCAGTTACAGGCCGTGGCTAGGATTGATGCTGACCAAGCCATTGCTCAGGCTCAAGCACAGGCTGACCAGATTGCGGCCCAAGCCACGCAACGTATTAGTCGGTTGCGTCAGGTGCGTGACCAGTTACGCACGACAGGCCAACAGCGAGTGCAGGCCGCCCAGTTCCAAGTCGGCGAACCCAAAAAGATCAGCAATATCGGCCAAGACATACGGCAGGGCTTTACCGACGTATTGGATCGGTTGCGTGCTACTCGCTCAGAAAATGCCAAGACTTATGCTCAAGAAGCCTTTGGTGAGGCGTTTGAAAAAGAAGCGGCAGGCGCAAGCATTAACCAGACTAAGGCAGCGCAAAACGCCGTCCAAGAGCTAAATACCATCCTCAAGAATCCCGTAACGGGTCTTGCTGGCGTACCTGAAGGCACAATACGCAACCAGATCAAATCCATCCGTGATGTATTGCAGGGCACTCGTCTTGGCGAAATGGGCGGTCAAGTGGTCGAAGTTCCCATGCGTACATCGTTTGAGCAGCTAGAGATCATTCGTAGAAGTCTGCGTGATCGTGCGGCTGGCTTGCCTGCTGAGGGCTATGACGCCATTGGGCAACAACAGGCTGGCCGTCTTGCTGACTTGGTTGAGAACACTCAGCGTGAGTTTGCTCCTAAGTTTGCAGCCTTTTTAGAAAAGTACAAGGCAGATTCCGAGCCTATCAACCGTTTTGCTAACAATCTGTCCAGACGCATTACAGGACGGGAAGAGGCCGACTTTGCCCAGTTTAAGTTCGACCCTGCTAGCCTTGCCGACAATGTGTTTGCCTCCCAACAGGGTGTAGCGCAGCTTGTTGAAACCATTGGCCAAGACCGTGCTGAAGCTATCGCCCGTAGCTATGTTGCAAATACGCTACGAAATGCTGATGCACCAGCCTATGAACGATTCTTGATGGATCGTAAGACACAGGACTGGATTGATACATTCCCACGGCTGCGTGACGAGCTTATGGCAGGCGCTAGACGTTTAGGCATAGCCGAGCGTACTTCTCAGCGTCGTCGTGCAATAGCTGAAGGCATTGGTGTTCGGCTTGATCCAAACTTGCCGTCTGGCGAACCAGCAAAAGCAGCAAAACAAATTCGACGAGCAGAAGAAGCCGGTGCAAAAGAGGCTCAACGTGCCGAAAAAGCAGGGGAAACAGCCATATCCGATTTAACCCGTACTGGTGAGCGCAAAGCAGGTGAGGCCATTGCCGCAGGTGAGCGTGAGTTTGCCGACATTACTGCTGGCACTGAACGGCAGATTGGCGCTTCCGCTAAGGTTGTAGAACGGCAGCGCAAGGCACTGGAAGAGCAGGCCCGTAAAACAGGTGAGGCTGAGGTTAAGACGGCTGAAACGGCTGCTGGTGCCCTCACTAAAGAAGCAGAGGCAGCACGCAAAGAAGGGCAGCGTGTAGCAGAACTCCTTACTAGAGGCGATCAGTCGGGTGCCGCCCGTGTTCGTGACTTAGTCACTACCGAAAAGAATGACGAGCTTGTCGAGGCGGCTAGAGTCATTATTGACAATCCGCAAGGTAGAGAGCGATTTGCTGAGGCTGTTTCACAGGTGGTGGCTGACATGGCCTCCCAAAGTCCCAAGAGCGCAGCCCAGAAGTGGAAGTACATTAGTGACCGCATGATCGAGGCTGGACTTCTTGATAAGCCCTTTACAGACCGTATTGCAGGCCAATTGCAAGAAATACTGGTTACGCCTATGGCTGCCGCACAAAGGCTGTCAATGGCTCAAAACTTGGTTAGAAACGCATTGGTATTTGAGGCTGGCCGACTTGGTGGTGCCGCAGCACAAAGCGGTTTAGAACTAATCACAGGAGAATGATATGCCGTTAAAAAAAGGTTCTAGCCAAAAGACGATTAGTAGTAACATTCGCAAGGAGATGAAAAGCGGCAAGCCGCAGAAACAAGCGATTGCCATTGCACTATCTACGGCCCGTAAAGCCAGAAAGGAACGCAGAAAATGATGTACGGCAAAGGTAAGGGCAACACCTCACGCATGAACAAACTTGAAGAGCTTGGCCGTGTGGATTCGGAAAAGGCAAGCACTGCTAAGGGCAAGAGGAATTTAAGCGAAGAACGAAGCCGAATCGTTAAAGACCTAAAAAGAGGGTCGATGCGTAAAGGCAAGCGAGGCTAAGATGCAATCGCCCAAGGAGCGTAACTACGACGAGATGCGTAACCCTGATCGCAACTTGAAGCAGGGTGCGCCGATGCCGGTGCGCTCCAGCAATGGTGGCGAGGTCTTGGCACGCATGAAGCGTGATAAACGCTCTGGGAGAAAAATGGAACGATGAAGAGGGTTAAGGGGCTAAATCCAGAGCTTGAAGAGGCTGTCTCCACGCTGCTAAAGCAGGTGATGAATGACGAAACTGCAAGCCTGACTGACAAAACAAAAGTCCTAGATCGGGCGCTAAAACTTGAGCAGATCAAGCAAAAGATTAGCGACGATGAATGGGGCAAAGGATTTTATAACGATGACGAAGGGGATTGAGGATGGAAGAAACTATGTTGTTGAAGATCGTCCGTGTGGCGGTGCAGACCGTTTCTATGCGGTTGTTGACGATCCTGTCGATGGTCATGTCGTTTGCATTGGCCGTATGGACGATGTTGGAGCCTACTTACGAGAGAATGGCTATGGCAGCGTTTTTTGCCGTGTGCGTGTATATCCCTTGCATTAGCATTGAAAGGAAAAAAGATGAAGGTAAGCATCAAGAAGACTGAGGTGTACGCTTCTACTATGAACACGGGCAGCGCCGGTAAGCCCATTCGTCAAGCCTCCGTTGCCGATACCTACGGCATGGGCAAACCCACCCGTACCAACCCCGTCGGCGGCTTTATGCCTATGATGTGCTTTGGCGGTGGCGATCAGAAAAAGTCGCCCACCACCCCGGGCGTGGTCGGTTTTAAGAAGAGGTTTTACTAATGGCCAACAACATTGCCTTTCAGCCGATGGGCAACTGCGTGGTAGCCTTTGCCTCCACTGGAAACGTGGCGGGTAATGTTGCTGTTATCACTGCCGTTAGCCCGGTCAATCAATACTTTGTCTTCAACCCAGACAAAAATGACCCTGTCTTTGTTGCATACGGTGAGACAGATAGCGTCACGCCTGTTATTCCTACTGATGGCAACAGTGCGGCAGTAGTCGCAATTGCCCCATACACGGAAAAGGTATTCACTGGCCCACAAGTCAGTGCAACAAAACATGTGTATGTTGCGATCATTGCCCCGCACAACAATGCTCGGCTGTACGTCACACCGGGAGAGGGGTTGTAACATTCGGTTGTTAAGCTAGGGGCTTGGTTTAATGGGGGCAAATCATCGACCCAATAACGATACTAGCTGCGTGCAGTGCAGTATGGAGTGGCATAAAGCAAGCCTCCGAGTTCGCTCAGGAGGCTGAAGGCGTTTGGAGTCAGCTAAGTAAATACGTTGGGCTGGCCGATCAACTAGAGCAGCACATCACAGAGGCAAAGAACAAGCCTCAAAAACCCAAACTGTTTGGCAAGCTAGAGTTCGGCAACGACACTCAAGAAGCCTTCAATGCGTTTGAGGCAGAGCATAAGCTAGCCGAGATGGAGCGTGAGATTAGGCACGAGTTCCTCTACGGAGCCTTCTGCAACCTTGAGGGTGGCTTTGGTGGCATGGATGGCTACCGCAAGTTCTTAGAGATGCGGCGCAAGATCAGGGCTGACCGCATTAAGATGAAACAAGATCAGGAAAACATGCAGGCCGAGTTCTGGGCCAAGGTGCAGCTTTATGGCGGCGGCAGTGCCATTGTGGTTATTGGCCTGCTGCTCATGTATGTGGCAATTGACTTTATCTTTAGGTACGCAAAATGAACGAACGCTGGTCTACGGAAGAGATCGAGGTGCGGGTGTGGGCAATCATTGTCCTGTCACTAACCTCGATTCTGCTGCTCTCCACCTTTGGAATCATCATGGGCGTCATGTTTGTCGAGCATGACATGCAGTCCATAGCGCCGATTGACGAGGCTTTCTTAGCCATACTGCGAGACATTATGCTGCTCTGTATCGGAGCCGTAGGTGGCATCGTGGGACGTAAAGGAGCCTATGCTGCCGCTAACGCACTGAAGAAGGAGGGCGAGCAATGATTCCTTTGGCTGCCATTATGAGTATCGGGGAAAAGGTGCTGGACAAGGTTCTACCCGACCCAGAGGCTAAGAACAAGGCGATGGCCGAGCTTGCCAAGATACAGGCTGAGGGTAGGCTTGCAGAGCTTAATGCTGACAACATCGAGGCGCAAGAATTAACTAAGCGTGCCGAGGCCGACATGAGGTCGGATAGCTGGTTGAGCAAGAACATTAGGCCTATGACGCTGATCTTCATACTGTTGATCTACACTGTGTTTGGCTTTATGAGCGCATGGGACTTGGAAGTCAACGGCCCCTACGTTGAGCTACTTGGGCAGTGGGGCATGTTAATCATGTCCTTCTACTTTGGTGGCCGTACCCTCGAAAAGATTATGAACATGAAAGGCAAGGACAAATGAACCTAACCAAGAACTTTACTCTAGCCGAGATGACTAAATCCGAGACGGCATTGCGTTTTAACATGGGCAACCACCCGGGCGATACCGAGCTTGAGAACCTTAAGATTCTTTGCGAGAAAGTATTGCAACCCGTAAGAGATCATTACGGTAAAGGCGTGAAGGTCAACAGTGGTTATAGGCACCCGCTGGTCAATGCCAAGGTGGGTGGCAGCCCCCGATCAGACCATTGCAAGGGCATGGCAGCCGACATAGAAATACCGGGTGTGGCCAATGCTGACCTAGCCGAGTGGATTAGGGATAACCTTAAGTTCACGCAGTTGATCTTGGAGTTTTATACCCCCGGCATACCTGATAGCGGGTGGGTGCATGTGTCTTACAACTCTTACGATCTTAAGATGCAGACCTTGACGGCAATGACGAAGGACGGTAAAACACAGTATGAAGACGGATTGGTGGCGTAATGGCTGATAAGAAGGGTGTCTCTTTGTCTGTTGGACGGGGTGAGAAACAATCCGTCAAGCAGGGTGCTGGCTTAACGGCTAAGGGTCGTGCCAAGTACAATCGAGAGACAGGCAGCAAGTTAAAGGCACCTGCCCCCAACCCTAAAACTAAGAAGGACGAAGGCCGCAAGAAGTCGTTTTGTGCCCGTATGCGTGGCGTTGTGGCCAAGGCCAAGGGGCCAGCAACAAGGGCTAGGGCATCGCTAAGGAGATGGAAATGTCGGTAAAACGTGGACTCTATTCAAACATTAACGCCAAACGTAAACGTATCGCTGCCGGTAGTGGCGAGAGAATGAGGAAACCCGGTACCAAGGGTGCCCCCACTGCCAAGGCATTTAAGCAGTCTGCACGTACTGCGAAGCGTAAATAGTCATTCCTCCCCCTGAGTCACAGGGTTGACCCGGCGGTGTTCATTCCCCGTCGGGTTTTTTTTCGAGATCAACCAGCATGCAGTACTCAATGGGCACGATGAAGAACGGCTCTTGAAAGCAAAACTTGTTGTCTCGCATCTCCACGGGGCACTGCGTCACAATCTCTCCCGGCACGAACACGGCCCACTTGCAGTCTTTACTCACGGCAAACAATAGGCTAGGCTGATCCAGCGTAAAGAACTTGCGCTTGCGCTCAGGGATATGCAGGGTATCGAAAGGGAAAACCTCGGTATTCCAGTTATGGCGACGCTCGACCTCAACGTAGCCGCAAATCTTGTCTTCTTCGTAGATGACTAGATCAACCTCGTACTGGCTGCCTTCTTCGACAGGATAGCCCCAGATACCCTCTAAGAAGCCTTTAACGGCCTCCTTTGCTATGGCGTCGTTCTCGTCATGCAGGGCTTGGCTAAACTCCTTACGCACGGTTTACATGCTCCACAATGACGGCAGCCGCTAGTGCTGCGTACTCAGGGCTGCGGGAGTCAATCTTAAAGACGGGTACGCCATCTCTATCAATAATCATCATGGCTCCGTCTTTGCCGATCTCTGCGGCCCAAGGCGTGCAGAGCATGTCATGCACCCATTCTTGCTCACTTTGTACTTCGTGCATGAAACGCTCTTCATCACTTTGGTTTTCCATTGCTTACTCCCGGCTCTTCAATTAGTTGACCTTCAAACAGGTAGGTGCCAAAGTGCCCGATCTTACACCACGGGGCACCCCAGACTTTGCCCTTGAGTTCTCGCCACTTATGGCAAAAGTGATAATCCTCACTAAGCAGCCTGCCTGTCTTGGGGCAAATGCTCTCGGTGAAGTATTGGCTGATCGGCTTACCACCCGGTAAGTGGCTCATGTCGTTCCTGAAGAACGGCACCTTCTTCTTCATCTTCTCAAACACCTTGCGCTTAATCAGCATGATGCCCGTGCCACCTGCTGCGATCTCAAAGGGCTGGTTCTGCGGCACTGAGATATGGCTGGTGTTTTCCTTAAGGTTCACGACAAAGCTACCCGTGAACCGGCCAAGGTTCTCGTGCCCTGCCAAGGCTGCCTCTTTGACGCTGCGCCAGTTGATCTCTTTCTTAGGGCAAATACCCACAATAATGTCCTTGTCGGCCAGAATCATGTTGAGAATGTCAATGGCTCTGAACTTCATGTCAGCGTCGATAAACAACAGGTGGGTGTTGTCGGTCTGCAAGAACTGGTCAGCAAGGTTATTGCGTGCCCGTGTTATCAAGCTCTCATTGAACATGAAGGCGCATGTCAGGCGTATGTTTTGCGATGTGAGCATCCCTGATAGCTCTAGCAATGATTGGACATAGACCCCCGTGCATTGGCCGCCGTACATGGGCGTAGCAACCTGCACTCTGATCTCGGGTAACTCGGGTTCTACTTTCTTTTTGCGTGGCATGTCATCCTCTCTAAGTTAGGTGGGGGGTGCCAGAATCGCTGCCCCCCGGCAACGTCCTAATCTGTTCCTTTTGCGGGAACTCCCTGCTCTGGCTCAGGTGGGGTTAATTCATTACCCATTAACTTCAATGCGTCCTCTAGGTGGAACATGGCCATCGACTTCTTCCCATCCCCCCTAAAAATTACGACTGGGGTGTGATCTGCGTCACATGCTTTGTCAGCTTGTTCCATCCATTCGTAGACGGCTATGTTACGTCTGCGCTTGCACTCAATCAGAAAAGGGCCAAGCTCAAGATCGCCGTGGTCGGCTTCTTGATACTGCTTGAGGTTACGCTTGATCTTGATGCCCAAAGCATCAAAGACGGCTGCGGCAACCTCTCGCTCGTAGTTAGCCCCCCGATCTCGTGCTAGTTTAGACATTAGAAGGGTACGTCACCGTCAATGTCGTCAAAGCTCTTAGAAGGCGTTGGCTGCCGATTCTGCTTGTAGTTAGGGTCTGGCTTCCAAGTATCCTCTTTAATGCTGATTAGCGGCCCTTTAGCGGTACTCTTAATCCAGCCTGCCATCTTCAGGGTATCGCCTGCCTTGTAGTCCTGATCTAAAAGCAGCTCACCTTTCCAGTCTGGCCCCTTGCTGCCGTCAGGTTTGTTTTGTGCAAATAGGGCACCTGTGCCCGGTGGTCTTTCAAACGCCATGTCAAACTCCTTTCACCAAATGATAACGGGCGAACGACTTACCGCCCTCCTGTACCTCTTCTGTCACAATGTTGTGACCTTTACGACGTAAATCATCAATGCGTGCCGCCAGCCTGAACACGCCCATCATCTGCAAGGCTTCTAGTGCAGTCAGAGTGTGGCCCTTTGCCATGTAGCGCAGAATCAACTCTGACTGACTGAAGCGGGTGCCGTTGACTGGCTCGGCTACTTTTTTGCTTCTTCATCTATCGAGCGCCGTGCCGTGCCAATGCCGTTGCTGAAGACCTGATACAAGCCCTCGTGGTTACGGGCAAGCTCGTGAATGTTCTTTGAGTTGCACTTCTCAAAGTCAGACATTTTCAATAGCTTGGTGCCTGCGTCCATCTTCTTGTTGGCTGCGATCTTGTCAATCATGGTTAGGAAAGCGTCTGCCCAATCGTCCATCGTTTCGTGATAGGCATAAGGCTCGTCACTCCCGGGCACCATCAAAGCAATGCCGTCGGTAGGCTGCTCAACGACTGCTGCAACCGACGGGGCGGCTTCTGTTGAAACTTGAACCACTGGTTCCATTCTGGCCCCCGGGATTGTTTCGGCTTCTGTTTCGTCAAGCATCCCGAGGCCACAGTGGGCGAGGACTGCACGCCTAATCGCTTTCGTGGTCGCTTTGAGGACTGCATTGGCAAGGGCGTCCCCTTTGAGGTGTGCAATTGCCACTGCCCCTTGGTTCTCAGAAAGTCTACCGTCAGCTCCCGTAACTCTGACGCTGACAAGGTATATGTCATCCATCTTTTCTCGGTGCGTGACTTGGGTGCTAAGTTTATGGATAGCACACAACTGCTGAGTACACTGTGCGTTGGCATAGAGGACTTCCTTCCCATTGAGTTTAAGCAAATCAAACGGCTTGGCTGCGGGGTCTAGCCCTGCTTGGCTGCACCTGTAGTTGTAGTACGCCACTTTCTGCTGTGGCTGTAGCTTACTCAAATCGCCATTGATGACGATGCTCTCAATTACTTTCGGGTCTAGGACTTCACCCTGCTTCATGTTGACTACGTTTGTCATGGCTTTCCCTTTCGATTAGGACTCAAGGAAGTTAATGGTAGGCTGCTCTTTCTTTAGTGCGTAGTACTCAACTTGCACCTTGGCCGAGTTAATTATTTTGCCAGCAAGGTTTGCAAACTCTGAGGCTTTCTTGGCGTCAATCTCGCCAGACTCAAGTGAATCAAAGATTTGGGAAAGACGGTCACGGACTTGTTCTGCGTTTTTCATTTGCTACTCCTTAAAAGATTAGGATTGGTTTTACGACGGATTTGAAGTGCTACACGAACTACGGGTACTAACTGCTCTGGAAAGTTTTTAGCGGTAGACAGGTAATGCCTAGCTGCCTGATTACGCAAGTAGGAATCACTTAAAACCTGCCTGTCTCGCCGCTTTAACTCCCTCTGTCGCTCACGCTCAGACTCAAGCCAGTCGGGGTCATTGCGCTTCTTGGCCATGAACTGCCGAAAGTATTGCAGCCAATGCTCCCGATTGTTTGCACGCCATTTGTAATGTTCGATGCGACGTTTCTCAAGGTATTGGGCATAAGCCTCTTGATCTTGCCGCAACTCTGCACGCTGTTGGCGCAACTTGGCATTGCGTTTTGCGTTTATTTCCTCCCTATTTGCGTAGTATCGAGCCAAAGCCTTTTGCCGTTCTTGCTCTCTATGTTGCTCTCGATACATGCGGTCATACTCACGTTTTTTCTCAGGGTCTTTGCGTGGCATGTTGCACCTCACTTGACCAAGAACCTACGGCTTCCGGGTTGCTCTACTACAAACTGGTTGTAAATATCAGGCATGGCTGACTTGAGAAGCTCGGCAGAGAATCTTTTAGAGGGCTTGGCCGTCTTCCAAGTGCAAAGCACTGAACCATCAAAGCTCGTGACGGTGGCCTTTTCCTTCATCCATGACTGAATGAACTCCTTAAGCCCATCTTCAGCCTCTTCAAACTCCTTCATCTTGGCCTTCAACTGCTGCAACTGGATACAGGCTGTCTCAATGCTGGCATTGGCAACGATAGAACTACCGTCGTCTACCCGGTAAACGTCCTTCACAACGTCAGCCATCGTCTGCGGGTTGAAGCTACGGGTCTGGCACTGTGCCCAGAACTCAGCCATTGCTCGGATATGCGCTTCTTGCTCCAGCTCTGTTACTTCTTGAGGGAACCTGCACAGCTCTTGCCCCCCAAAAAGAACGATAAGCTCGATGCGCTCGACTTGGTGGACAACAAGCTCGTGCATACATTGGGCACGGTAACGGTCAGAAACCTGCTCGGACATGTTATCGCCGTAATGCTTACGCTGATGCAAGCCAAGGTTCTTGACCTCGTACAGCGTCTTACCGTCTGCACTAATGTAGTCAAAATGGCTTGCCATCCAGTCATGCTTGGGGTGGCGTAGAGCATAGTCAGCCTCTTTGAACTCTAGCCCCCAACGCCCTGCTGCGGCTCGCATAATCGGCTCTTGCAGTAGCGTGCCCATTTGCACTGCCTCATTGTCGGAAAGGTCTTCAGGCTCTTTCTGGCCCGTTTTAAGCATGTAGACCTCGCCTGCCTTGCCTGCCGCTATCTGCCCTGCATCGGTAGCCCAAATCGCACTGGCCCTTGTTTCTGGTGAAAAGTCGGACATGATTATTCCTCCCCTATGATGACGGGAATACTGTATTCATTGCTGTTTACAGTGATCTCGATGCACTGCTTGTGTTCGCCTTGGATGCGAATGACCCGATAGCTGTTTAGCTTGTCTTCGCTACGGAACAATTCGCCAATCTCGATGCGAGTGACGTTTCTAAAGTCTAGTGATGCGTCTGTCATTTGAAGCCCCTTTATGTGATTAGGAAGATACTACGTTTACGAGTTTACACCGAAATAGAGTTTATGCAAGTGTGGTCTGTTGCGTTTTAACCACGGCTCTGCATCTTTGTGGTTCTTAGCACTGGCTTCTTGGCTTCTGCCAATCGTTTGAGAGCAAGCATGGTGGACATAGCTACGGCTAATAAAGTGCATGAAATTGTCCTTGGCCATGTCATCACAGGCTACGTTATCGCTGTACCAGTTCAAGGGCGGGAAGCCCGGCCAGCCATCAATGCCCACAGAAGCCCAAATAGGTGCTACCCAAGGTACCTGAATGATTAGCTGCTCAGACGCCCACTGCATACCGTTCCAGTGGTCTTCAGTCAGCCTATTACGCACGTTCATGTGCAAGCTACTCATGTTGGTTCTAGCACCCAAGAAGCCTACCTTTACATTCTTAGCCTGCAACTGCTTGCGGTCTTCTAGTAGCAACGTGTAACTGGTCGGGTCAAGTACTATGTCGTCGTTGGCTATGATGACCTCTTCATGGCCATCAAGAAACGCCTCCTTCATACAGGCGTTGTAAGCCTCTCCAAAGGTTCCGTAATGGTTTGGTATCCATTTGTACGGGGAAGGGCTTAGACGGGGCTTAGAGGGGCTTGCAAGGTAGATTGGAACCCCATGTGGTAGGTAAAGGGACATGGACTTGAAGAACAGCTCCAAGCCCTTCTTGTTGCTGGTGCTGCACACACAAATTGGGGTCATAGAATGATCTTTCTGCACTTGACGCAATACTTGGTTTTTGGTTTCCAGTGGAATCGTTGACAGCAACGCTTGCATAGTCGCCACCTTACGGTTGTTTGTTTGCCCAAATTGTCAGACATGCGTGATCTAGCTCCATCGAGACAGGATTCGTCTTCAAGGCGTCTTGCTTGCCTCGCTGGTACATCTTAATGAGTTCCTCAGCTCTGACCGCCTCAATGTCAACTAGCTGCGGGTCAGACAGGAAACGATTAGCACCGATAACGGTAAGAGCGCCCATGCAAGCACCTAGAAGCCAAGTCATAAACTTTTCCTCATTCATGCGTTCTTCTCCTCTAGCTTGGCTCTAATTGTTGATTCAATAATTCTTTGTTCAGTCCGTGAATCAACTGGCTCTGCCCATCTCCCACACTTATTACATTGCCAGTTAATCCTGTCGAATGAGTCTCGCTTTATTGTCCCGCCACCATGAAACCAAGAGCACCATTGTTCTGATAGCCACTTAGCCATTGTTCTTCTCCTTCAGCTTGGCTTCGACAAACTGAGCAAACTGAAACACAGTAGGGACGACTGGAAGCTGCCAAGAATCAACCTCATCTTTTGTCAGCCCAACCCATTCACGCTTTACATGGTCGTGCATCGCCATCATTGCGTTTGCAAACCATCCAGTCATTAAGGCTTCGTCAATATCTTCAACACGCCAACTTTGCTCTGCCAATGTGTCAATAAAGAACTTAGCCCATGCTTGTGCGTCTGGGTTGCTATGTATGCTTTTGTCGTAGTCGTTCATGCGTTCTTCTCCTT